AGTGCCACGCACCACATAGATGCGGGAGGCGATGCGTGCAAGCGGGAGCAGGCACTCGACAGCCATTCGAGCGTGAATGCCTGGATCTGCGTGCACGACTTCCTTGGTGCCGTGATGCACGCCCTCGATCAAGTCTCCGTTGAGAAGTAGCACGAGAGGCCGATCAGCGGCGTACTCGGTTGCCCACGAAACAAACCCGCTCCACTGTTGCCAGATCCAGTCCTGCACCTTGTTCAGCTTCCACGCTCCGTCATCGAGCAATGGGAAGTCAGGCGGAGTCAGGCCGACCGTCGATCCGCAATGCAGATCAGACACGGCAAGCATCAGCGTTTCATCGTGTTGCATTTCACTCGTTCCATCTGGGTGCCGCATTCCACTTGTCACGTGGACAGCATTCACTTGCTACCTTGGTTTTACCGGCCGCTTCGATGCGACCGTTGATAGTCATCGTGACCAAACACCCGCACGTTGGATTCGCTCCGTACGTTTCGGTCTTGCCGCAGTAGCCGGCGCACACGCCCGCCTTCGATGTCTCGGCGATATCGTGCGCATCGCATCGTGCGCAGATCGACGCACGGTGGATCTCTTCGATCGGGCTTGCGATGTCGCCGATCGCCACGGCACGGGCGTACTTCCATGCGCCCTTGAGCGCAACCCAAAGAAAGCGATGTTCGAGCTGGTTCGCCTTGGCGAGTTCGACGATGCGATCCAGTCCGCCTTCGAGAAGCCTTGCGATGCTCATGCTTTTACCTTATCACAAGCCGATAGATTGCCTGCATCCTGAGCACCCTTGCGTCACTTCGGATCTGCTCAGGAACGGGCTCGAAGTCAGCGGCATCGGATCACCGCCTGCGCCTACGCCGATGTCATCGCAACTTCTCGCCTCGCATTTGCGATCGCTCAGTTGCGTGATCTGATATTCAACCTGCACCGTGACGATGTTCGTCTGCGCATTCTCGCCGCTCGGGTGCGGATTATCGACTGCGCCGGCCACGCCGAACGGCGTGACTTTCGTCACCGTTTCTTTGCGATAGGTCTGCGATCCGCCCGTGCAGGTGAATCGACCGTCGATGTCCATCGTGGTCTGCAAGTACCACGGATTGCCCGGCGCAGGACACGGCACACCAGACGCACACACACGACTGACCCACGATGCACCGCAAGCGACAAGCTCGCCGATCGCAGGGTTCGGATCGTTGTAGTCGTACACCACGTCAGGATAGATCGGAGCGTTGCAGTTCTGATCCTCGTTCACGGTGTCGATGACGACGGCGTAGCGAGGATTCACGGGTATCACTTGCGTGATCGCCCTGACGTATCCGTCCTCGTTGTTGGTGTAGGTGTATCCGTCCGTCACAAACTGACGCTCAAAGTATCGGTCCGTCCGCATGCAATACGGCTCGACATCGGCGCACTTCTTGCCGTCATTGCCGTATCGCACCATCACCATCTCGACTTCGGTTTCCCAGATGAACTCGCGAATCGGTTCGGCTGAATATCCCGCCGTGATTGCGATGCCGTCAGGAGTCAGGCCCGAGATGCCGTGAATGAATCCAGTCAGCGTTTCGACACGGCGAGTCTTCCATTTCACGTGGATCGCAGATCCGAGCACGCAACACGGAAGCGGGCCTTGCTTGCACGCAGGCGGAAAGCCACGAATGCAACAAGCGACGGGACATTCACGGCACGTCCCCGTCGTTACACCTTCGACGCAATTGCCACCTGAAGCGCAACCGTCGCCGACTGTCGTATTGAATTGGCTGATGTATTCGATGCCAGCTTCATCAAGCTCGCTGGTCTTTGCTTCAGATCCCGTGAGATTGAAGCAGATCGGATTCCCGTCGTCATCGTTGCCGACGTGAATGACAGGGCACGGAGCGCCACGCTCACCGAATGCGCTGATTGCCACCCAGATGATCGGCTGACCGTCGCAACATTCCCGATACTGATATGCCTGCTCGCTGTCACAACAACAGCTCGTGCCGTCGCCGCTTGAGAACAGGCGAGTGCCTGCCCTCATCAGCCGCTTGCCTTTCTGCAACAGCTTGTTGAGCATTCAGCTCTCGATTATGAGTAGGCCTGAATCGTCGGATCTTTGCGCACGTCGTTCGTGACAGTGATGCTTGCGCCCATCGGCTTTGCGCTGATCTTGGCGTTTGCGTATCTAGTCAGCGTCGTGATCGTGGTATCGACACGCAAGCTCGTCAGATCAAGGAATCCGCCGTATTGCGTGATCGCCGTGATCGCCGTCGATCCGTGCCCGATGAGATTCACCGTGCCGCCGTAGATGTTGATCGTCGATGCCGCCTGAGCGTAGAACACGTTCACATTCAACGTACCGCCGTAGACGTTGACCGTGGTGCAAGGACGCTGAAGCGTGTGACTTCCGCCGTGCACGTTGATCGTGGTGCTCGCCGTTGACTTCTTGACGATCGTCGCCGATCCGCCGAAGAGGTCAGCCTTGGTCAGCGTCGCCGCTTCCTCGACTTGAAGCGTGCCGTTCTTGATCTGTGTATTGGCGAAGATGCCGTTTATCAACACAGTTCGGCCAACGCCGAACTGAAAGAGGTTCGAGACTTTGGTATTGCCTGCGCCTGCCGTGACGTACAGCGTGCCCGGCCCGTAATGCTCGATGCGGCTTGAAGTCGCCGCCGCCGATGACCATTCGGTATCGACAGCATCGGCATCGAGAATCAGCGGAGTACCTGCCGTGCCGATGTTGCCGCTGAATCGCTCGGCAAGCTTCAAATAGCTGATGCTCGCCGCAGGATATGACAGGCCAGCCGTAACCGATGCGCCGCCTGTTGGGCACACAAGCTCGGCACCATCGACAACGCCAGAGCCCGCAACGCCTGCGACAGTCGCCCAGTTAGCGGCTGCGAATGAAGTAGATCCTTCGTTCAAGTATTCAACGGCCATAGGTCAATCTCCTTGATTCGGTCACAAGCGTACCACACCGACGAACTAGGCAAGCTCCGCCATGAGCCTGTCTATCTCGCCCTCTTCCTGCGGATGCAACGCTCGATACTTCGCATCGAACGCCGCCGGATCTGCGTTGAACTCGTCCACGTACGGCTGAGTCTGAGAATCGACGAGGCTTTGGTTGCGAATGACGTGGATGATCCAAGCAAAGTCGCTCATCGGTTTGTTCCCAATTTGCAGATCATGAGCGTGTAGTCAACGAACAACGCGCGAGTCGTCGTGCCTGCGGTCTTGATCTGTGAGTATCCGATACCAGTCAGGCGTGAAGCGCCAGTGAATCCGCTCGGCTTGTGCGTCACGACTCGCTTGTCGTTGATGAAGAAGTCCACGTTCGTGCCAGTGTTCTCGACGATGATCTTGAATCGAAGCATTGGCGAACCGCTTGACATCGCCTGCGCAGTCTGGCCTGTATCTGTCGCAGTCTCGACTCCGTTGATGCGTGTCACGGCTTGCCACTTGCCGCTGTTCGTGCCGTGCGTGTATCGGAAGTAATGCCCATCGGTAGGATCGCCCGTCGATGCGTCCATGAATCCGAATCGAGTCGTAAAAGCATCAGTCGCCGTGCTTAGTGCGTCGATGTTGGCACGTGTCTCGAATGTCCACTCGTTCGCACCAAAGCGAACTGCATCGACGTGACTGATAAGCGCCGCCCGGCCAGTCGCAGTCGTGCCCGTGTAGAGGCCGATCATTCCGATATTCGTATCGGTAGTGTGCGTTCCTGACTGCAAGATCGAACCGCCTGAGCCTGCCGACGTCGCCCATGTCGGCACAGTCGTCGAGAGATAGTCCTCGAAGATGTACGTGTAGGCCCTTGGATTGAAAGGCAACACGCTCGGGAATGTGCCACGTACAAAGCTCATATAATCACCGTCGAAGAGATATCAGATCGGCGTGTGTGAAAGTAGATATCGAGCAAGCTATCCGATCCTTCACCTGTCACCGTTTCGAGGCGCACATATCGACCGACGTGCCCCACGAGTCCAGCCGTCTTGCTGTTCTTGTCGATGCGTACTTGTGCATCAGCGAAGTCCACCCAAGGCCCGCCGATATCGTTCGAATAGTGAAGGTGAATCACAGCGTTCGTCAGTGTTGAGCCTGCGCTCTCGAATACCGTGCAAGTAAACACGTCATCGCCTTCGAGGTCGATGTAGACAGGAGCATCGTTGGTATCCTTCAACCATCCGACGTTCTTGCTATTGCATCGACGAAAGATGTAGTCCGCCATTTATTCGACTCCTCCCGGCCCGGCTGTTGGTGTTCCGCCTGATGCGCCGCCTCCGCCTGCTATTCCGAATACTTGGATTTCCTGCTCACGAATGCGCTCTTCTTCGGTCATTAGTGTCATTGGTTCGACTGCGCATCCGCCGATCGCAGGCGGCTCGAAGAAGTGCCATCGCACGTCGTTGTTGACCATCACTCCGATGCACGACGTGTTCAGCAAGCGCGCACCGTCGATCTCCTGATCGTCAGGCCACAAGCGAATCTCGGGAACTTGGCCGGCAAACTCGACGGGTGCCGATACGTCTGGAATCGTCGCCACGATCGTATATCGAACGCTCGCCGTGGTGTATCCCTGTGCACCATCTGGCAACGTGATGCGCCCGTCGACGTTTGTGATCTTGCCCGTGACGACGTTCACAGCGGCACCATTCCCGGCAACTGTTGCCAGCCAAGATCGTCCTCGTCATACAAACGCAAGCCCGTAGGCCTCGGCAGTTTGTTCTCGGCGTTGGATGCCGTGATATCGACTTGCGTATACGGGGATCTAATCAGGAAGTTGCCGCCGTCGCTGTCAAGCACCAAGTCGGCGAACACGTCCTTGTTGTATCCGCAGAGATATGCAACGTCATTCGACTCGCTCGGCGTGACGATCAAGCCTTCACCCGGCCCGCCGTTGCCTGCCACGTACAGCTTCATGCGAGGATTCACCGAGCTTGAGAACGTGCCGTTGTCCTGTTCCCATTGATACGTGATAAGGAACACGCTCGGATCTTTCGTGTCCTGTTGCACATCTGCGCCCGTGAACAGATACTGCTTGCCACGGATGCGATGAAGTTTGCGATCTTGTTCGGCGATCACGTCGAGCGTGTTGCTGTTGTCGGTCTGGTATCGCACCTTGAGCGTGCGAATGAGTCTGGATTCTGGAACGTCTACCGTCTTCGCAGTCCAGACCTGCTTAGTCACGCTCGATTCGCCTGAGCTTGTTGTAATCGAAGTCGAGAACACGAACGGAAGTTTGATCGTCGCTTTCTTGTATCCCCAACCGAAGAACGGAACGAACGATTCTTCAGGCTCGTCACGCTTCAGGAATCCGCCGAAGCTTGAGTAGCTTGCCGTCACGATGAAGAGCGTGTTGCCGTTGCGGCCTTCGACATTGACACGATCGAGAATGCAACCGACTCCTGCGCCGGGGAATCTGTTGTAGTCGGTCAGCGCATAGAACTCGTCACGTGCGCCCGCCTCGTTCTGCGCTTGCAGGACACGGAAGACACGAGTGCCCGCCTCTTTGCCGTTGCGGTCCCGTGTGTATTGGCGTGAGTCGATCAGCTCTGCGATGCTCGCCATTATCCACGCTCCGTCTTGTCAATGAGGACTTGAATCAGTCCGGCCACTCGATTGATTCCGACTTCCATGTTGCCCGTATTGAAGAGGCTGTTGATCTGGCTCTGAAGTTGTGTGAACGATGCGCGTTGCGCTTCGGCGAACGCCTTGGCCGCTCGCTCTTCAGCCTGTCGCTTCTCATCTGCGATCTTCTGATTGGCATCCCTCTCGGCTTTTTCCCGATCGTCGATCTTCTTGTGTTCGGCAAGTCGCTCGGCTTCGATCACTTGAAGTCGTTGAGTGAGAAGGCCTTTCACATAGTCATTTTCTTCCTTGGCGATTTGGTCGTTGACTTTGCGTTTCTCTTCAGCGGCCTTCATGTCGATCACTTTGCGCTCATCGCCTGATGCTTGAGCTTGTCGCAATAGATTCTCACGCTCGAACGCATCGACTTCTTCGATGCGATTCTTTGCGGCATCTTTGTAGAGTTGATCAAGCTCTTGGTTTTTCTTGATCTCAGCGGCGGCAGTATCTTCTCTCAACCTGTCGTTCAATCTTGCAAGCTCTGACGCTTTCGCTTTCTTTGACTTGTCGCTTTTATTGATTCGCTCTTCCTCTTTGTAGAAGAGCTCTGCTTGTCTGGTTTGCAAGTCGGTGTAGAAGTTCTCGACTTGTCTGATCTGTTTAGTGGTTGCGCTTTCGTCAAGTCCAAGAATGGAAGCGGCACCACCTTCCCCGATCTTCTTCATCTCATTGACTGAAGATCGAAGCTCGTTGATGCTCTTCTCAAGCGCAAGGGCTTCTTCCCGTCCCTTACTGAACTTGGCATACAAGGCAGTCAAGCCACCGACTACAAGCGTCACAACGCCAAGCAAGCCAGTGAACACGCCAGCGATGCCGGTGATCGAAGCGGCAAATTCACGAATGCCTTTCGTGGATTCGCTGATGCGCTTGCCGAGCCCCATCGTTTGCTCGGCGGCTTTTGCTTTGCTTGATGTGTATGTTGTCGTCGAAGCCGATGCCGCATTCATTGCGGCCGCTTCTTCTTTTATCGCAGATGTGCCTGATACAGCAGTCGAACCACCAGTAGCAGTAGCACCACCACCGACGGCGGCGCCGCCGAGCGCCGCTCGTGTCTTCGCTTGTGCTTCCGCGAGGCCCTTCTCAAGCGGTGCGAGGTTTGCACCGATCTCGATTAGGCCTCGGCCTAGTGGCGTATCGGCCATGCCTCACCTCTCAAGTTATGCCGTCGTGATCGTGTCGAAGATGCGCAAGCTACCGTTGATTGCGATCGGGTTGCCCGGCGAAACGCTGATGCTCAAACTCTTCAAGAACGCCTTGATCGTGTACGTGCGACCCGAGTACGCCGTCACCACGATCGACGGCGACGTTGCATCAGTCCATGACGGTCCGCCCCACGCCGCAGATCCGCCCGGCGCAATCGTCGCAGGGTCGATGCGAAGCGGATCGTAAGTGTCGCCCTGTTGCTCTGTAAGGCTTCCTGAGCCTGAGTACGCATAGGCGAGGACTTGCTTGTCTGCCTTGCGGATCGAGTGCCCAAGCGAGCGCAGGAGGATATTGCCTGCCAGCGTGTGAGCGTTCGTCGCACCAGTGAAGATCTGGAAGATCGCAGCCGTGCCTGTCGATCCTGCCGCAGTGGGCAATGTCACCTCGTCATCGGTCGCCGATCCGAGTGCGTTGTCATCGTTGAGCATGTGCACGTTGAACGTGCCGCCCCATGTGAACAATCCGCTCGGCATGAACTTCTTGACCGTCGGCGCTGTGGCATTGAAGCTCGTAATGTCAATTTCGCCGAAGTCCACGTCCATCGTCCAGTCCTGCACAAAGCCGACCGTGACTGCGTTGTATGACAGCAGGCCTGTATTGCCGATCTTCGGGGCCGCCTTCGGATAGAAGCCTGAGAACGTCATCGTGCCCGAGCGCAGGCCGCTCAATCGCTCGACCGCCGCACCGCTTCCCGACAGCTCCGAGATGTCGAACTCGTCCGCCTCGGTGTTGATCGCCACCTCGTTGATCTTCAGCACGTCGAACAAGAACTTCACGTCCGTACCAGCCGTGACGCTCGTGACTGTTGCCGTACTGCCTGTGATCGGGAATGCCATTCGAGACTCCTATCAGATATTGGCGGCGAGGTTGCCGACCCGTCCAGAGAATACCAAGGTTGCCTGATTAGCCTGCACAGTTTCAGCTGGTGCGATCTCGCTAGAGATCAACGTCCAACGCTCGCTGTTCGCGCCCTGAATGTTCGTCGCACCAAGCGCAGGCAAGGCGAGGAGATGATTGTGGAAGCCATAAGTCGGCGTGATGCGTGTGCCGCTCGACAGCATCGAATCGCCGATGAGCCTATCAATGATCGTCTCAAGCCGTGACGTGCCCTCGGTGTCGTCGTCGTACACCGTGAAGGTGATCTCGCACCGACCTTCAAGGCCATCGAAGGCGTTTGCATCGGCGCTCCACGTCACACCGTATACCAAGAACGGATAGGTGAGGCCGCTCGGGTTCGCCTTGTTGAAGCTTGCGCCGCCGGCCAGCGGCGTCTTCCATGCCGATGTGCCGCTGTCCCAAAGCGTCGTGTCGGCTTTGAGTCTGGTGAGTACCGCTCTTGCGACTACTGCTGGATTCATATCTTGAACTCCACGCCGAACACTCGCTTGATGTAGTGCTCGACTCCGCCCTTGAAGTATCGAAGCGACTCTGGGCCTTTAATGCGATCGAGCGTCGGTTGTACGTATGGGCGCTTCTTGATCGTTACCGATTTCACAAGCCTGAACACGGGCTCATTCTTCGGTGTCACTCGCACACGCTTACCAGATGCGTCCTTGTAGAACCCGGCGTTCTGCGTGAATCGACCCGTCAGATACATTCTGCCGCTCTTGAGTTTCTTGAAGTCGAAAGGATAATTGCGCAAGCTTCCTTGCTTCACTTCCGAGAAGCGCCTCGCCGCATCGTTGACAGGCACCACAAGATACTTCGCTCGCTTTGGTCGAATCACGCCACCACGGTCGAGGATCTTTGCGTATACCGCATCGCTCCACACCTCGGCGCTCATGTCGCCCTTCGGCCTGACTTGAATCGAACGACGCAGGAATCCACGACGGATGTTCGGTGGCATTCCCGGCGCCGACGATGTGTATCGGCCTGTCCTGCTGAAGTTATCTCGCATCGAGTTCTGAGCGAGCTTTGCGACGGCCATGTTGCCACGCTTCACGCCTTCACGGGCGAGGCCCTGAAAGATCTTCATGTTCCTGAAGTCGAAGCGTGCCAAGCATCACACCTCTCTGAAGACGTTCATCTGGTAAACCACGTCATTCGAGCACAGATTCAAGAATTCGCCGTCCGTCAAATAGTCCACGCCGTCGATCGTGATCTTGCTGATGTGATTCAACTGCGATGCAGGAATCGCCACATCGCTCGTGGTCTTCGGCATCAGATATAGCGTGTAGAGCGTGCGGCCTGTCTCTCGCTTGTAGATCGCCGACTCGTTCGAGCTTGACGGCTGCAAGCAGCAGAGCACCGTCAGCGTCGTGTTCGTCGTCTGATCCCACGAACCCGCAGTTTCTTGCGAAGTCTGCCGGACCGTGATCGTGGCCGTCTGGCGCATGAACCAGATCGGCAACGGCATCGAGCTGATAGGAAGAAACGCCATGTATTAGCCCCAGATCTTGCCGCTTCCGAACGGATCGAGGATCGACGCCTGAGCCTTCGCCGCCACGTCGGGCGATGCGTAACTGACTGACCAGCTTCCGAGCGATTGCGAGGCGAGGCCCATGTCCTTGCGGATCGAGGCGTACAGGCCGTCAACCATTCGGAACAATGCCGTCTTGATGTCGGCAGGCGGTGCACCTGTCGCATAGACCACACGCACACGCTGAAAGTTTGGTCGCCAATCCCAGTTGCTCACGACGCCCGTGTTGTGGTACGTGTCGATAAAGATGCGCCTATTCTCCGATCCGTTCATGCGCACGATGCCGGTATCGAGATCAACGTAGTATTCGGTCGAGTCGAGCACATTGCCGAGCGTGTTGTCTAGTCCGATCGGCGTGATGCTGGTGATGCTCGTCAGCGGGAACTCTTCAAGCTGAAGCTCGTAAGCGTTGACTGTGTAGTCTTGCGTCCGTGTCGCAGCCTCAAAGCCGTTGGACAGATCACGCCCGCAGTATCGACGTGCGGCGGCATGGGCCGAGTCAATGAGCACCTGCAAGCGTGTGTCATCTGTCGATGTTGAGATTCCCGCCCACGTCTTATAGTCGGACAGCGTGACGATCGCCATACGTGACTCCTATCAAGCGAACGGAGCTGAAGTCATCGGCACGGCTGACAGGAACGCCGCTTCGAGTTGCACAGATCCTGCGCCTGTCACAGATGCCGCCGTGGTAGTAAGTGCGAGAACCCACTTGCATCCGCGCAGATCGAATCCGCATCCGAGTTGCAGAGATGTTCCGGTCTGATCGCCATTGATAAGACCGTACTTCCAGACGCTATCACGGATATCGCTTGCAGGAGTGATCGTGTGCTGTGTTCCTGCGGCTTGATTGCTTTGTGCCGTGTCGAGTCTCGCCCAACGGATCGAGCCTGTATCATTGAACACTCCCGTCGATTCGGTGAATGCCGAGTCATCGCCATAAGCGCCAAAGATCGCCACTACAGGCTGAGTCGCACATGCCGAGATCGCCGTCGCATACCGAACGCGTGTGAGAATACGATTCGCGTTTTGCGGAACGCGGATCGGGAATACGTTCGAGTTTGAGTAGCTTCCCGGCTGAAGAATCACGCCGGCCGATTCAGCAGTCGCCTTCAGATCGTTGTGAATGATCGTCCAGTCGGTCTGAGCAAATGCCGGGTACACGATGTTGCCGCTTGATACGTCCAGTCCGAGTCGTTTGCCTGCGCCCATGTTTAGCCTCTAACTTCCTTGGGTTTGCCGTCCTTGCGATACTCGTCGATGTGTTGGTGAATCACGTTCCACCGCGCGTCCATCCAAGATACCATAGCTTGTAGATGCCCGACGCTTACCCGTGGCGTGACGTAGGTTTGACTCACCTCGTTGAGCTTGTGCCAGAACGCCACGTCCGCATCAATCCGACCGTCGCCCCATGTGCCGTCAGGCGCAGGGACGTGGTGAAGCCACGGCTTCGGCATCTTCTTCAGCACCTCTGATCTGATGATCGTCAGGCCGAAGTGCGCGCTCTTCACCTTGAACAGATCGGATGAAAGCTCCGCTTCCTTGATCGTGTCATGCTCATCACGTGATACCAGAGCGATCTCATCCGATCCACGCTTAGCCTGAAGCGTTGCGATTGCTCCGGCCTCTGGGTACAAGTCCATCAGCGTCACAAGTCGCTGTACGTCGGCAGGCTCAAAGATCGTGTCATAGTCCACGGTCAACACGTACTCGCACTTCATGCCAAGCTCAAGCGCACGCTCCATGCACTGATCGAAGTACGCTCCCGTCATGCAGTTGTAATTCAGGCCGAGCTGAACACACGCCATCGAAGTAGCGTCACGGTTGTATGTCCAGTTGAGTCGTGGCATCGTTGCGACTACGTGCACACGCTCGCCGAGTTGCTTGTGTGATGTCGGCTTGATGCCTTCGAGATTCAACGAGCAATCAAGCGTTGCGCAGTCCTTGTTGTTGCTATTCCACTTGCGAATCGCAAATAGGCCCGCCTTCTCCATCTGCCAGCGCAGGCCGGGCTCATCGAACAGCGAGCGATGATAATCCTCGCTGTCCACCTGCCCGCCCATGATGATGTTCCCGATCGGTACGGGTGCACTTTCGAGATATCGCTGAGCGCACCATCGGAAGTCCGGCACGCCGATGCGAATCCTGCCGCCGGGCTTCAGCACTCGCACCCAGTCGTTCAGGATGTCTTGAATCTGGCCGAGCGGGAAGTGCTCAAGCACGTGAGATGCGTATATCTCATCAACGCTTTCATCCTTGTACGCAAGTGGGTACACCTCGCTCCCGAGCTTCCGATCAATCGGCGTGAAGCCTTCAAGGTGCGAATCGCCTGCGCCTAAGTTGAGGCGCACTTTCTCCGATGCCGTCATGTTGTTCCTTTCACTCTGAATCACTCAACCGACAAACTCCGCACGCCGATTCCTCGGACGTGCGGAGTGAAAGGAAAGCATCAGTTCGTATCAGCGACCGAAGCGATCGCCGCCGCACCGTTCTCGGAAGCGGTGTTCGGAGCCTGAGCAGCCGCATATCCGTCAACGACGATCGTCGCCGTGTTGTACCCGGTAGCGGCAGAGAACACCACGAAGTAGTACGGGTGCTTGTTGTCAAGCACGTTGAGCTTCGTGACGCTCATGTTGCTGGTGTTGTTGTGCGCACCGAGCACGAACTGCGAAGTGCTCGCAGTTGCGTTCGTGGTGCCGACCAGACCATTGACAGCCGTCGCCGACGTGAACGCCGTCGAGTCGCTGTTGAGGATCTGCAAAGTCGCCCACTTCGCCGAAGCGTTCGTCGCACTAGCGGCAGCGTGGCAGACTTTGATGTTGACTTGGTTGCAGCCGCTCACGTCGAACGGGCCTGCGGATGCGGTTGCGTTCGTTGCGCTGGTGGCGCTGATCGCAATCGTCTTTGAGAGCATTCCAAGAATCATGAGCTGATCTCCTTGTATGAGAGTTTACAAATTACGTGGTCTTCAGAGCGACGATGTTGCCGTAGGTCGAGCCACGGCCGTCGCCGTGGATAGCGATCGACGCACGGGCCGTTGCACGCCAAGTCCACGTGTCGGTGTTGAACGCATAGTGCTCGCTCGATGCGATCGTGAGATCGCGACGCTCGCCCACCATCGAACCGCCAACGAAGTCGCCGATGTAGACGCTCTTGGTGGCAGAGGCCGAAACGGTCGGAAGCACCTGCGAGAAGTAGACCGGATAGCCGAGGAAGGACGCATCAGATCCGCCGATCGACGGGCCTGCAAGATCCTTGAACTGGCTAGTAGCCTTCTCCAGACGCAACATGACTTGGAAGTAGAACTGACGTGAGCACACCATAGCGATGCGGCTCGTGTTCACGTTCTCAAGCAGGCCGAGCGCCTTGGTGAAGTCAGAGCTGGTGATCGCCGACCAAGCATTGCCAGAAGCGTCGATGTACGCCGAGGACGGCAATGCGCTGATCAAGCCAACGTATCCGCCGTAAGTCGAAGTACCGTCGCCGAGGAAGTAGCTGTTGTCGATCGCCTTGTCATACGCTTCACGGATGCTCTGCGCCAGATCGTCGGCGACGCTGACAGCGGCGTCATCGAGGATCTCGTTCGACGCCTGCATGAGCAGTTGAAGCTTTCGAGCCGCAAGCTCCACGTTGTCGTAACCGTTGTTGCTGATCGTGGTGCTCTGGCCTTCAGCCGCCCACGTCATCGTGGCGATGCCGGTCTTGCGAGGAACACGGGTCAAGTCACGCGCCATCTTCACCACGTTCGCAACCTTGCGAGCGGTGCCGTAAGGCTCAGTGGCGTAGATCAACTGCGACACGAATTCCTCGGGAACCAAGTAGCCGCCGAGTGCGTTGTCAAACTCGACTTGGCCCTTCTTGGCGATCTCGATGTCATTCGCCTTCTGCGAATAGTTCTTTCCGCCCATGATCGAAAGGCGAGCGGTTGCGCCGAAGATCTCGGCCTGATCTGCGTCGATGAAAGCCTTCTTCGGCTTCGCATCGTACATCTTCTTGCTGATGTCGGACTTCATTGATTTCTCCTTGATGATTGCGGCAGGGATCGCGCCGGCGTTGACGAGCGCCGATGCGGCCTGACGTGCCTGCTCACGCAGGACTTCGTTCTCTTGTGAAAGTGTCTCGATCGACTTGGTATCGGTTTCGACCTGAGCGACTGGCTCAGGTTCCACGGGCTTCGCCGCAAGCGCAACGAGATCGAGATCGTTGCCGTCAGCGTCGGCGAGCGTGATTGATTTCGACGCAAGATATCCCTGCACGGCAGCGGCGTCGGTGTCGCTTCCCGTGTAGCCTTCCTTCTTCGCAAAGTTCAGCACTTTCGACCAGTCCATTGACAGGCCTCCTAAGTGTGCGTGTGCCACTCTTGGAGCGCTGTGCAGGATCGTGGGGCTTATCGCCGCCGTCCTCGGACTTTGCCGCAGAGACAAGAATCAGAATAACAGGATTAGAAAATAACCACTCGCCGCATCGCCTTGACGGGCTCTGGTTGCGTCATCGGCACCATATCGCTCTGACAGTCCTGATTCATCGGCATCGCCGTGTAGCTGACTTCGAGCAACTTCCATGCACGGATGATGCCTCTCGCATTCGGGTACGCCTTGCGCTCATCGGCTGTCGGTGCTGACGCATCAAGCACCTCGAAGCCGATACTCATGCCGATGTTGCCAGCCTCGGCCAAGCTTTGCACTTGGTTGCGATACGGGTTCTCGGGATTGTTGACGAGCGCACCACGCAATAACCAGCCCTGCGGTGTCATCTTCATGTTGCGCATCTTGCCGACCGCCTTCATGATGTCGTATTCGTGATCGACGAACAGCGTGCGATTCTTCGAGAAGTACGACGTGTCGGCGCCCTCGGGCATGACTACTTCGCCTTCCATGTCCACGGTGTTTCGGGTCGCCCATGACAGGATCTCGAACGGACCGGCCTTCGTCGGCATTGCCATCTCGGGTGCACCGTGCACGTTCTTGATTGCGATCTTGCCCGCCGCCTTGTATCCCTTATCGCTCAGGTGCTTGGTCATGCGCTCGATAGCAGCGCCGATGTATTCGCTATTCATTCTGACATCTCCTCGATGTTGACACACACGCAGTTCGGGTGCACGTCACTCGGTGCCATGATCGGCATCTTCACGGTGTACGCCTTGCCGTCTGTTCCCATGATCGTCTCGCCCGGCCTGTAGTACGGCTGACCGATCGGAATCGCATTGCTCTTGCCGAACGTCGCCGCAGCCGCTTGGCACAGTCCGCAAGGGTTGCCGCCGAGACTCCAGTACTTCTTGTCGAATCCGAGCTCCTCGGCTTGCTTCATCGAACCATGCGCATAGGCACGCGCGGTCTCGGTTCGTGCCACGACTTCGGCACGGTTCTCGGGCATGTTCGCCACTTCGTTCGTGATGCGCTCTTGCAACTGGTTCAGCGTGAAGCCTTCGAGCTTCTCGCCCTTCACAAGCTCACGGTCGATTGCATTGCGCAGCTGATCCTTCATCGTGTTCGTCACGCCCTGCACGAGCTCGAAGTTGTACTTGGCGATGTAGTCACGGGCCGGATTCGATGACAACGGCGGTACGTCACGCATACCCGATGCGTCGAGCCTCGCCGATGCGCCTGCCTCGAACGCTCGCTCGATGACTCGCTTGGTCACTTCTTCGAGCTTCTTCGGATCAAACGCCGACTCGTCGAACTTGCCGTCCATGCCTAGCGAGCTGATCGCATTGAGCAGCGCCGATTGCATCCATGCTTCAAGCGCACGCTTGATCTCACGCTGCATCTTCTCGCTCGGCGTGAGACGATCTTCGTCGTCGGGTGTCGCCTTGATGTCGATGCACTTCGAGCATGTGCACTCTGCAGCGTCGATCGGCTCGACCTCGACCACCTCGGGATTGATCGGGCCTTCGTCGGCGACTTGTGCGACAGGCTCCTCGGCCTTGTCTCCGCTTT